CGCCAAGCTGATTGCCGACAAGGATGCCGAGATCAACCAGGCGGCCGATGGGCTGCTATCTCGGGCGGTGTCAGCAGCCAACAATTCGGAGGCGTCGGCCAGTACCGCCGGCCAGCAGGCGAGTGCGGCATCTGGTTCGGCCAGCCAGTCAGCCACGTCAGAAGCCAATGCCGGGGTATCTGCCACGGCCGCCAATGCCAGTGCTGTGGCAGCTGATGCTTCAGCCGGTGCCGCCGCACTGTCGGAAACCAACGCTGCGCTCAGTGAATCCCACGCTCGCCAATCGGCCACGGCAGCCGCTGTGTCGTCTTCGCACGCTGGCGACCAAGCGCTGGCTGCTGATGCAAGTGCCAACAGCGCCCAGCAGTCGGCCCAGACATCGGCCGATCAGGTAGCGTCCGCAACCCAGTCCGCTACCCAAGCCCAAGTGGCTGCTGAAACCAGTACGGTTATGGCCAGTACCGCCAACGCGGCGCAAGAGGCGGCCACTCAATCGGCGCAGAAAGCCGCGTCCTCGGCCACCACGGCACGCAGCCAGGCAAAGAAGTCGCAGCAATCAGCCGACGAAGCCTTTGCCTTCAAGACCGAAGCCCAGAGCGCCCAAGTCGCTTGCAGCGCCTACGTGGAGCAGGCCGACGCCCTGGTCGCTGGCCCCTACACCCAGATGGCTGCGCACCTGATTGCCACGCAAGCCGTGGTGGTCGACCACCACGCCTTCACATAAACCCCTTTTTTAATCGGAGCCCTCCATGGCTGAATCCGCCAGCGGTCTGATGACCGAAGTGGCGGCGTTGACCAACGCCACCACGCAACTGCTCAACACCGTCAATGTGCGCAAGGTGACACTCGATGAAAAAGTCGATGCCGCCGCTGCCAGTGCCCAGGCCTCGGCACAAAGTGCAGCCGCATCAAATGACAGCGCCAACCTCGCCGCCACCGCGCTGAGTGAAACCGAGGTCGCACGTGACGCCACCCAGACCTACCGCGACCAAGCCGTGGCCGTGGTCACTAGCAACGATGGCTCCTTCGAGGCGGCCCCCGGCAAGGTGCCCGTGGCCGGCCTGGACGGGAAGGTGGACTTCGACTACCTGCCCCTGGCCCAGCAAAACGCCGTTCTTGCTGAGGCCATCGTCTCCGCCACCCATGAAAACCTGCGTGACTTCTTTGACGACCGCGAGATCAAAGCCCAGGTCCAAACCCACGCCGGCCAGATCACGGCCCTGACCACACGCGTGACGACCGAGGTCGCCCGCCTGAACCAGAAGATCGACACCATCGAGCCTGGCATTCCGCCGGCCTACCAGGGCTTGATCGAACAGGACTTCCTGATCGACGGGTTCGAGTCGGCTTACACCGCCGAAATCCTGCGCGGCATGGGCGGCTCAGGCCTGTACAGCACCCGAAATTACTCGGTCGACGATGGCAACCAGGCCCTGCACCGGCCTTTCACGGTTACGTCCACCGCACAGTTCCAGCACAACCACCCCAATTACTACCGCATGGTGGGTCTGGGCGAGTTGTGTGCGATTGTCAATGGCTACTACGTGCGCACCACGCACAACGATCCCACGCTCATCGATCAGGATGGCCGCATCTTGAGCGCGCCGCCGGTGCCCGCCAGCGTGCTGGCCAAGCCCACCGGGGTGAGTCTGAATGCCAACGGCACGGTCAGTATCGACACGGCCAGCGACACCCAGGCGCGCTACATGCGCAATCTGTTCACCCAGCACTTGGAAGACACCCGGCTGGACCTGCTCTACATAGAGGTCTGGCTAGAAAAACTTCCCTCGGGTGGCGACCTCAACACCCTGATCAGCTCATTTCGCCACAAAGAAAACGCCAACCAACTGCGCGACCTGCTCAATTTCGCGCAAAAGCTCAACTATTCCGGCGCCAAGGACCTGCCAGAAAACGGCTCGTTTCGATGCGGTGTGATCTCGCTGGTCAATGCCAACGGCACGCCCGAGTACGCTTACATCAACTACCGGCTGCGGGCGCGCGCCGTGGGCAAGCTCAGCACCCGTGTGCCCAAGACCAGCTACAGCACGGGTGACCAAACGCCGCAGGTGTCCTTCAGCGTGGTGTCGGCCGCCGTGGGCGGCACCCATGGCCATGCGCTGGATGTGCCGCTGACACCCGTTGAGATGAACAGCCTAATTGGCGGGGCCACGCTCTACATCGAATCCAGCTACAACTACTCGCCTGCATCCCCCGCCGCAGAAAACCACAGCCACCTCTACGCCCTGGCCTGGAACGGCGCCACGCTGGTGGCCACCAACCTCGGCGCCCGCCGCCCAGACGATCCAGCCAATCAGTTCTTGGCCGTCAGTGGCACACCCAGCATTGCCAGCTACCGCAAGGCCGATGGGAGCATGGCCGGCCCCGTGGTCTGGAGCACGGCCGCCGTGCCACACCAGCACCCGATGGACGTACAGACGGTGCAAGACCGCTTCCCGTTTGACCTGCACAAGTCGATCAACCACGTCATCGACAACGGCAACCGCTTCAAGCTGGTCAAGGACGTTGAAGCCCTCAACCGGCTGCGCGAGAGCGGCATGCCCACCGCAGGCTGGTTGCAGCTGGCCGAATCGGGCCTGGCCCGCTTCACCCTGGACCAAGACAGCATGGACGCGATCTGTGCCCAGGTCTGGGGGCTCGATGGCGAGGGGGCCTTCATCCCCGAGGTGATCGATTCCTACGGTACCAACTTCACCACCTACAACGTGGTGGGCGATGCCCAGGCGAACCTGGCCAAGTACAACCGGACCTACAAGATCGGTAGCAACGACGCCGCCGGGCGCACCACCGCAAGGCGTGGCTTCAGCGATCCGACCCTGTACGTGGCCAAGACCACGCTGCCCACGGTGGTGGAGGGTTACAGCTTCATGATCCCGCTGGAGCTGATTGTGCGCACCCCGCTGGAGGTCTGGAACCCCTGGGGTCTGAACCTGATCGATGGCAACCCCGCATCGGGTGGCAGTGGTGCCGGCACACCAGCCAGCCCTTGGAATGCTGCCTACACCCAGCTTTGGTACAACTTGCTGCCGCCCAATTTCTTCTCGGCCGGGGCATCCGATCCGGCCGATACCACCTCGGGCGGGGTCTGGATCCAGGCCGGCGACGGCAGCGCCTACCCGGCAGACAACTCTGGGATCTTCATCACCATCGGTGGCGCGGCGGACTACCGCAACCCGGCCGGTAACGCCATCTCCACGGTGTTCCGTCAGCGCTACGCGATTGCGCCCGTCTGGCACGAGTTCACCTACGCCAACGTTCAGCTGAACAACTTCAAGAACTCGGTGCGCGCGCTGCTCAAGGGCATCGTGAGCGGCAGCGTGTCCGCCACCGACATCGACAACATCCTGTAACGCGGTCACCCGAACCCGCTACTCCTATTACCCATTCACCGGAGCCAAACCATGAGTCTCGAAACCGAACTACAAAGCGTCATTGCCGCCACCTCGGCCCTCAACCAAACCGTGCAGGGCAAGATCGATGCGATCAACAGCACCGTCAATGCGGCGGTGGCCACCAACGACGCGCGTGCTACCAGCGCCATCAACAGCGTGACGAGCGCGGTCAACGCCGAACTCGGCAATATCCGCCCCTACAGCACCAACTACGTCTTCTGGAACACCCTCAAACCGGCTGACCGCATCCGCATCTTTCCGGCCATGGTCATTGGCCACCCCTGGCAGGACGGGCAGTACGTGGCGGCAGATGCCGATGGCAAGAACCCAGTTGTCTGGGACAACGAAGCTGGTGGCTACCGCCCGGCGGACAGTATCAACCGCAATCCGTTTGTGGAGTGGGGCGCGATTGATGAGTGGAACGCCCACACCACAGGCAATGTGGGCTATGACAATGGCTCGGCCTTCTCGCCCGTGCTGATGAACCCGGTCACAGGGGCACCGCTGACCTTCACCAATGCGCTTGGTCAGACGGATTACTACCGCTGCTACGCCGATTTCAGCACTGATGGCATTCCTACCTCGGCCTGGCGTGCGCTGTTGCCTTACGACGATCTGCATGCCATCACCAACCGCAAGGCCTATCTGGTGATGTCTGGCTCAGTTGTAGGACACCCGGACCAAGTAGCCCGCACCTTTGTGAACGTGGGCGGCACCGAGCATGGCAATTACAGCGCCACGCACAGTTTCCAATTGCAGGACCTCAATGGTGATGGCGACTGGGATACGGTGGTCACCAACTGGGCACGGCCCCACATTTGCCGCCACGCCAATGCCCGCTCTCCTGCGGGCAACCCAGCACGCGGCGATACGCAAGCTTCCACCGGCTTGATCGCCGTGCAGGGCCAGCACTATGGATCTGAAGGTGGTCATCGCAACTTCGTCAATGCCACTACCCAGCAACTGGTCGATGACCCAACCATCGTGCCGGTGCCGTTCACCAACACCGATAGCTCCATCTACCAGGCAGCCTGGGCCATTCCGGTAGGCGATCTGGCAGTGGGCAACAACTTGCGCTGGCGTGTCTACAACTGGGGTTTTACCGGCCTCATCGTCGAAGGCTGGGGCCTGGCCTACATGTCCCCGGTTGAGCGTTAACCCTCTACATCTACTTGAAGGAGATCACTCATGTACGTCAAACGCAAAGACACCGGCGAAGAACTGTTTCGTGGCCCGGCCAGCAGCGCCAAGGCCTTTTACGGCAATGGCACGCGATTGCTGGACCGTATCGTCGACACCACCGACCCCGAGCATCCGGTTGAAATCCAGCCCGGCACGGAGGTTGAGCTGGAACTGCACTACGAAAACACCCCCGCTGAAAAGCTGCTCTACCTGGCTGACACCGACTGGTACGTCATCCGTGAGCAGGAAACTGGAAAACCCATGCCCGATGAGGTGCGCGCACGCCGCTCGGCCATTCGCGTTTCGCTGTGACCGGGGTGACTCATGCCCGATCCCACGTTATCCGAGGCCATCCAGGAGGCCTATGCCAACGCCCCCTCTGACGCCATCATCCTGCACACCTTGGAGCTACGTCACCCGGATTTTCGCGACGACGCAGGTAACACAACAGCGATTCGCGTGGTGCGCGACCAGGAGGACCTGACAGCACGGCTGGAGGCCGATGCGCCATTGGATGCCAGTCAAATGGTCACCTTCATTGCCATGGGGTTCGATCTGGACCTGCCACCGGTGGACACTGCGCCTGTGCCTGAGATCGTCGTGACGCTGGACAACGTTAGCCGCGAGATTGTGCGCCACCTGGATGCGGCGGCCGAATCGCAATCGGTGATCGAAATCACCTACCGGCCGTATCTGTCCAACGATCTCGAAGGCCCGCAGATGGATCCGCCCATCACCCTGGTGCTGACCGAGGTGGAGGCCGATGTGCAGCGCGTCACCGCACGCGCCCGCATGATGGACATCGGTAACAAGGCCTTCCCCAGCCGCACCTACACGGCGCTGGAGTTTCCGGGGCTGACGCGATGAGTGCCGTGCGGGTTGAAGAACTCACGGGTCTGATCGGACTGCCTTGGGTGGTCGGCGACGCTGGTCCGGAGGCCTTTGATTGCTGGGGTCTGTTCGTGACTGTGCAGCGCCAGTGCTTTGACCGCGACCTGCCGCAAAACCCGGTGGATGCCACCAATCTGCGCGCCGTGCTCGATGCCTTCAATGGCCATCCCGAGCGCCAACGCTGGCAAGCAGTCCAGCAACCGGAAGAAGGTGACGCCGTTCTCATGCGGCAGTCGCGCTACCCGGTGCACATCGGGGTGTGGCTCGACATCGATGGCGGCGGCGTGTTGCACGCCGTACGCCATGCTGGGGTGGTGTTTCAAACTCTGGCCGCGTTGGATGCCCATGGTTGGCGTATCGAAGGCTATTACCGTTTCCGTGAACCGACATGAGTTTGCCTGCTTTACCTGTTGCCAAAGCTACCGTTGTCTGGCCCCGCAACCCCTTCCACCCCGCCGACAAAGACCTGTACCCGGTCGCCTCCGGTAGCACGGTGGCCGACTGGATGCGTGCGCAATCCATCACCGAATTCCCATTGCCCACAATCTGCCTGGTCAATGGCCAATCGCTGTTGCGCCGTGATTGGGCCATCCGCCCGCTGGCCGCTCACGACGTGGTGGTCCTGGTCGGCCTGCCAGGTGGCGGCGGTGGTGGGGGCGGCAGCAACCCGCTGCAGGTGGTGTTGTCCATCGCGGTAATGGTGCTGGCACCCTATGCCGCAGCCGGGCTCATGGGCTACGGTATGACGGCTGCCGGCATTGCTGCCGCGCAAGCGGCCATGGGGACGATTGGGTTTGGTCTGTTGGCCGCCGGAGTCAGTGTGCTGGGCGCGTATCTTGTCAACGCCCTGGTGCCGCTACCCAGCGCCAATGTGCCCTCGGCACAAAACAGCATCGCGCCCAGCCCGACCTATTCGCTGCAGTCTCAGGGCAACTTTGCCCGGCTGTTGCAGCCGGTGCCGGTCACCTATGGCCGCCATCTGGTTTATCCGGATCTGGGTGCCATGCCCTACACCGAGTACATCGACAACGAACAGTACCTGCACCAGTTGCTCGTCATCGGCCAGGGCGACTACGACATCGAGGCCGTGCGTATCGAGGACACACCCATCCAGTCTTTCTCTGAAGTGCAGGCACAGGTCATTCTGCCCGGTGGCCAGAACACCTTGTTCAACCATGATGTGGTCACCGCGCCGGAAGTGGCGGGGCAGGAGCTACTGGCTATTGACGACCCGGCCAACACGCGTAGTGAGACGGTGGGGCCGTTCATCGTCAATCCACCTGAAACGCAGATCACGGCGATTGGCATCGACATCTTGCTGCCACGTGGCCTGTTCTACGCCAACGACACCGGTGGCCAGGACGCCTTGGAAGTGCGCTGGACGGTGCAAGCCCGGGCCGTGAACGATGAGGGTGATGCCACGACCGGTTGGCAAACCCTGGTGCTGGACACCAACTACGGTGCCTGGAGCGCTTGGAACCCCACCTGGTCCAGTGCCACCGCCGTGACCACGCAGACCTACCATGCCGACTTTGAAGGCGGCTACTACACCACCAGCTACAGCCCACCCGCTGTGCCGGCCAACACGCCTACCGAGGAATACCAAATCGGTGCCTGCGCCAACCAGGACTACGACTCGGGTATTTGCTACAGCTACTACATCCAGCGTCGCACCCGGGTGGCTTACCCGCAGCAAGAGGTGATCAACGCCGCCAGCCCAGACACCATACGCCGCAGCTACCGTTATCCGGTCGTGCCGGGGCGTTACGAAGTGCGCGTCATGCGGGGAGACTTCAAGGACACCCGCGCCCGTGCAGGCCATGAATTGCGCTGGGGCGAATTGCGCGGCCACCTCATCAACCCCAGTCTGCCAGCAGGCATCACCTTCCTCGCCGTCAAGATGCGCGCCACCGACAACCTGTCGATGCGCTCCAGCCGCCTGATCAACTGCCTGGTCACGCGCAAGTTGCCCACCTGGAACCCCAGCACCGGGTGGAGCAGTCCGCAAGCCACGCGGTCCATCGCCTGGGCACTTGCCGATGCGGTGCGCGCCAGCTATGGTGCCAAACTCGCCGACAGCCGTATTGATCTGGCAGCGCTGTATCGGCTGGACCAGACCTGGGCTGCCCGGGGTGACCAGTTCGATGCCGTCTTCGACCAGAAAGTTACGGTGTGGGAAGCGCTCACCCGCATCGCCCGCTGTGGCCGGGCGGTGCCGTACTTGCAAAGCGGGGTGGTGCGCCTGGTGCGTGATGAACCCAAGACACTGCCGGTGGCCCGTTTCACTACCGCCAACATCGTCAAAGGCAGTTTCAAGTTGCAGTACGTCATGCCAGGCGAGGAAACGGCCGATGCCGTGACGGTGGAGTTCTTCAACCCCAAGACATGGAAGCCAGCCGAGGTGACGATGTCACTGCCCGGCTCCGTTGAGGCCAACCCGGCCACCGTCAACCTGTTTGGTTGCACCAACCAGGCACAGGCGATGCGTGAAGGCAAATACATCGCCGCCGCCAACCGTTACCGCAGGCGTCTCATCACCTTCCGCACCGAGATGGAGGGTTTGATCCCAACCTTCGGTGACCTGATCGCCGTCAGCCATGACATGCCCGCCCAGGGCACCGAGGGCAGCACGGCAGGGGATAGCTTCGAAGTGCCATGGAGCCAACTCGCCCGTGTCATGGCCATCCGGCCACGGGGCGAACAGGTCGAAATTGCCTGCGTGGTTGAGCACCCACTGGTGCACACCGCCGACCAGTAAACCGCCAAAACCATTCATCACCACCGGCCCGCCAGGGAAACCTGCGCGGGCCATTTGCTTTGGAGACCGCCCATGACAGAAAACCACCTCACCGAACCCGATGCCGCCATCACCCTACGCCCCGACGATCTGGACGACCTGCTCACCCGCGCCGCCGAGCGTGGTGCCGAGCGTTGCCTGGCCCATCTCGGCCTGGAAAACGGCCACGCGGCGCACGACATCCGTGAACTGCGCAATCTGCTCGATGCCTTCAA